ACCACCAAAGCATAGATATGTTCAATTACTTGCGCAGGATAAAAAAGAAAAGAAAGATTTGATAAAACGATTGAAGCATGAAATTAGACCTTATCCAAAAGATACTGCTTCATACAATACAGAAGTAGTACATCACCTAACTACATACGAGGTGCCGGAAGGTACGGCCAATTATTGGTAATATATAACTCATTGGTAATCAATCAGTTGGAAAATCTTTATAAAATAGTACCCAAAATATTTGGTAGATTCAGGCATTTTTCGTATATTTGTGTATTAACAATTAATAAGTGTTGCCAAATGTTGGGTTACTATTACTCAACTGACCAACGCTTTCACATTAAAACATAAAATATGTATTTAAACTGCGAAAACGCCGAAAAGAATTTCGGTAAAACATTCGAACCAACGTCACTACATGGTGATGTATCGGTTCAATTTCTTAAAGATGCCCAAGGTGTATCATTAGAAACTGGTGCTAGAGAGTACCAAAGAGAAAAGGTTTCCAAATTAGATTGGAAACAAGCAATTATTCTGACAATTCTTTCAAAGAGCTATGCTCGTATTCCACAAATCCACATCAGAGTACAACCAACAGAAGGTGGTGGATTTAGATTTGAAATTGTTGATGGACAACAACGTGTTACTACTGTATTAGATTTCATTGATGGTAAATTCAAATTACCAACCGATAATGAAGCTTATATTATAGATGGTATGGATTGCCGTGGACTTGGTATTAGGGATATTAAAACTAAATTTCCAAAATTATACTCTAAAATAATGGAATATCGTATATCTTGCCTATGGTATGAAAACTTAGAAGATGATATGGTTTCAGACTTATTCGTAAACATATTAAATAATGTAAACGATATGAAAGAGCAGGAAATTAGAAATGCAGTACGTGGGTTAGTATCTACTTACATTCGTAATACTGCTAGATTTGAAGATGTACATGATTTGTTTGAAAGACAAACAATTATAACGGATAAAAAAGGAAATAAAAAGAAAGATGTCCTTAAATATTTCTCACCATCCTTTGCATTAAAAGGTAGAATGGAAGTTGATGAATGGTTATCAGAAATTATTTTCTTAAAGAAGCATGGATTTGAAAATGGTGTAACTCCGGCCGCTCTTACAAAGTGGATTAAAGATGTTCAAAAAGGTAGTGGTGAATTTACAAGCAAAGTTAAATTTAATAAATCTAAGAAAGAAATAGATGAGTTATTAGACTTTTCATATAAAGTAATCACATCGGTTGAAAAAATACACAAAGATAAACTAACACCTTGGTTATCTATGATACTTGTACTTTACGCAGACTCATTGAGAAACCAATCATATGCGGTTGATGTAAAACGATATACAAAGAAGTTTTTTGAAGTGTATAGAAAATGGAGTAATACCGATGATAAGTTGTATATGAATGAAAAGATGTTAAATGGTAATCAAATGCAACCATTTAATGAATTATTTGGTGGTAAAAACAAAAACGCAATTGGTACTATTTGCTATGTTCTTAATAAAGAAAAAGAAGCTGATAAAAACCAATTTGGTGATGTTGAATCATTTGGGTTATTAGCATTAGACCCTAAAGAAACATTTAGTGAAGCTCAAATCTTACAAAAATGGGAAGAGCAAGATGGTAAGTGTTTCTTTACAGGTGAAGAATTAGAAAGAAACGATTTGGCAGGAGACCATTATATTCCTAGAAGTTGGGGTATTGCAAAAGGTGGAGTTACTGAATATACTAATTTGGTTGTTACCTCAAGAGGATTAAACTTAAAGAAGGGTGCTAGACATGGTGATGAGTTTCTAGCTGAATTAAATAAATAATAATTAATGACATTTTGGGAAGGACAATTAAGTAAAGAAGCAAGGCGTGTTTTGGTGATACCCAATATCACCAATTCCGCTAACATAGAAAAGGATTCATTTGTTGATGTTATCTATAATCATATAAATGAACTAAAATCTTACGGAGAGTATTTTTGGTATATACTAATGCCAAAAGGAAGTCCATCGGCTAAATTAAATATGCATAATAATATTAAGCAAATTGAAGTATCTATATCTAGTGATATGATGAATCAAAGATGTTTTCCACCGGAAGAACTTGTAAGAATATTAAAGGAAACGGATTATGATATTATATACTCACATCTTCCAGATTGGAATGTGGTTGGCAGATATAAAAAGACAGTAGATACAAAAATAATTGGATATTGTCATTGGTGGGAAATGTCGCATTGTAATGGTGTTGATAATAGACCGGGTAAAGCAAAAGAATTATGGTTATCAAATGAAATATTAGGCGTACTCCAAATGGACACTTGTTTTATTAATACACAGGACCAAAAAAATAAAGTAATTGAAGAAGCAAGAATATTATTTAATGATGAAGTTGTAAATAAACTTGAGGAAAAATTATGTGTTTGGAATTTGGGCATTCCCAAAGATAGAATAATTAGTTTTCCAAATAAAGACAAGCATAACATAATAGTATTTAATCATAGAACCGCTGGATATAAAAATTATAATAAGTTTGTTTCTTATATGGAGGCTTATAAAAAACGTAGACCAGATATTCAAGTATGGGTCCCGCAATACCAACGTAAAGATAAAAAATTACCTTGGTTTGATACATTTAAAGAACCATCAAAACAAGCTTACTACGAAAAATTACAATTATGTAAAGTAGGAATCCAACCATTACAAACAAATTATGGATGGAGTGTATCAGGTACCGATTGTATGATGAATGGTACACCTATGATATTTCATAATTCGGATTGTTTTAAAGAAATAGAGCCTGATGGATTATTTTTTAATAACCAAAAAGAATTATTTGTACTGTTGGATAAGGTATTAGATGATGATACTTATAGAGAGGAAAGAGAAATTATGGCACTTAATAGAGCAAATGAATTATCGGATAATGATATTAAAATGTTTTCTATTTTACACAAAAAACTAAGCAAATAAATGTATCAAAATATATACTATCAGAGAGAGAGGAATTTAGTGCATTTGTGGGATGATAAGTTAGGTTATAGAACCTTTCCATATACACGGTATGCTTATGAAAAAGCACAAAGAGGACAATATACATCTTTGTACGGAGATAAGTTAGATAAGATTTTTAAGTTCACAAAAGATGACCCGAATTTATTCGAATCGGATGTAGCCGAAACAACTAGAGTTTTGGTTGATACATATACTGATTCAGATATACCATCGGAAGGACACGTTACACTTACTTATGATATTGAGTGTGAGATGGATACGGGTTTGCCTGATGTAGAGAAATCAGAAAATGAATTAACTGCAATTGGTTTGCACGATTCAGCTACTGACCATTATTGGGTTTTGATTATGGACAAAGCTGGTAAGATGAGTGAGAAGAAGACCGGTAATCGTACTGTAATTCCTTTTAGAGATGAAAGGGATATGTGTATGAAATATTTAGAATTGTATGAGTACATCAATCCAACAATCGTAACTGGTTGGAACATTGATAACTTTGATACTCCTTATTTATATAATCGTATTAAAAGACTATTAGGTGTTAAGCACGCTAATAGGTTAAGCCCAATAGGTGAATGTTTTTGGTCTCCATATCGTAAGAGATTCTATATGGCCGGCGTATCTTATTTAGATTACCTAGCCCTATATAAAAACTTCACCTATTCGGAATTAGATAACTATCGTTTGGATAGTATTGCGATGAAGGAATTGGGTAGAGGTAAAATTGAGTACGCTGGTAACTTAGATGATTTGTTCAAAGATGATATTGAAAAGTTTATTGAGTATAACTTAGTCGATGTTCAGTTAGTAGCTGATATGGATAAGAAGTTACAATTCATTGATACTGCTAGAGGTATCTGTCACGCTGGACACGTACCATATGAGGATTTTGTTTACTCATCAAAATACTTAGAGGGTGCATTGTTATGTTACCTTAAGAGAAGAAACATAGTAGCTCCTAACAAACCTGCTGATAGACAAGAAAGGATGCAAGCACTTAGAGATAATGACCAAGAAAAGTTTATTGGAGCATATGTGAAGGCACCTATCGTTGGTAAGTACGAATGGATATATGACTTGGATTTAACTTCACTATATCCTTCAATCATTATGACAACTAACATTTCACCAGAAACAAAAGTTGGTAAGATTGATAATTGGGATGCACAAAAGTTTATGAAAGGTGAGATTGATACTTTCAACATTGGTGAGAAAACTATTACAAAAGAAAACCTTAAGAAATTATTTGATGAAAGTAAATACGCTATCTCATCTAACGGAGTTCTTTACACTACTGATAAGGTAGGTTGTATACCTGATATCTTAGACCTTTGGTTTAAACAAAGGGTTGAGTTTAGAGCATTAGAAAAGAAATATGGTGAGGAGGGTGACAAAGAGAAATACGCTTTCTATAAGAAAAGACAATTGGTACAAAAGATTTTATTGAACTCATTATATGGAGTATTAGGATTACCTGCTTTCAGATTCTATGATGTAGATAACGCTGAGGCGGTAACAACAACAGGTCAGACTGTGATTAAATCAACAGCGGACATGGCTAACATTAAATACAATAAAGAGTTAGGAACAACTGGACAGGATTTCAACATATACATTGATACGGATTCGGTATTCTTTTCAGCAGTACCTATCTTAGACCATCGTTATAAAGATTGGAGAAGTTTAACTGATGCAGAGATTGCAATAAAGGTGGATGATATAGCTGGTGAAACGCAAGACTTCTTAAATAAGTTCTACGATGTATTGGCTGAAAAAGTATTCAATGTTGATAAAACAAAACATAGATTCCAAATCAAAAAAGAGTTTGTATCTCGAAGTGGTATTTGGATTGCTAAGAAAAGATACGCTCAATGGATTATTGCAGAGAATGGTATTCCTTGTGATACCCTACAAGTTAAAGGATTGGATGTGGTTCGCTCATCTTATCCCGCACAATTCCGTAAGTTTATGAGTGGTATTCTTATTTCAATCCTACAAGGTGAAACTGAAATGGTTCTAACTGATAGGATATATGATTTCAAAAAGGACTTGGTTAATATGGATGTAACTTCGATAGCTAAAAACTCAGCAGTAAAAGAATTATCCAAATACATTCCAAAGAAAAAAGATAATAGAGCAATGTTCCAATTCAATAGTGGAACTCCAGCGCACGTAAAAGCAGCAATTGCACATAACCAATTATTAGTTCACTTCAAATGTGCAGCTAAGCACGCTCCAATGAGAGATGGTGATAAAATTAAGTGGGTATATTTGAAGCAAAATCCATATGGATTGGATGCGGTTGGGTTCAAAGGACATGAGGACCCTGATGAAATAATGGACTTGGTGAGGATGTATATCGATTATGATAAAATCTTCGAAAGGGAATTATTGAAGAAATTAGAGGACTTCTACGGGGCTTTGGGATGGGGTGCAGTACTTTCTTCACAAAAAACCGCTGAACAATTCTTTTCTTTCTAAAAATATTTGGTGCATTCGGATATTTTTAGTATATTTGTATAAGAAATTAAAACATAAAATCATAAAATTTAAAAAAATATGAACACGTTCATACCTAAAACTGGCTATACTATACGCCAAAAAACAAAAAAAGAAATAATCTTACAAAGTAAGAAACCTATCCTAACAATAGGAGCCGCAAAAAAAGCAGCATCAACAAATATTGAATGGTTTAATGTATTATCTGAATTAGTTGATAATGCAATTCTTGTTGATAAATCAAAATGTATTACTGTGACAATGAATCTTCACTATAACGAAGATAATGAAAAATCATATATTGAAGTTATAGATGATTCAATAGGTATTCCAGAAAAAGATATATTAAATGTTTTTGATTATGGGCAATCATCGAATCACGGAAAAATGCTACTCTGTAAAATGGGTATGGGCTTGAAAGGGGCTATTTGGGGATTGGGTGAGTTTGATTACTTAGTAACGAAAACAGTAAATGGAAACAAATGCCAAGCAAAACCAGCAAAATATGATAGTGATTCTGATATATTAGAGTATGTTCAAGTAAATCCAACTACATCTGAATTAGATGCTCAATCAAGTGGTACTGTTGTTAAGATTAAACGCGTAAATGATAAATTACCAAATTGGACATCTAAAGCTCATTTTGATAAATTTGTTGATAACTTTAATAGTATGTATGCAAATTTATTATATGAAAATAGAGTTAAGATAATAATTTCATATAGTAATAGTTTAGGTATCAAATGGTATAAAGAATGTAGTGGTAGTTTTCCATTAATGAGTAATCCAAGACATTTACTAAATAATGATATTAGTATTGGATTTAACGAACCAACTTATATTAAGGATACAACTACTCCAATTGATGGTGTGGAAATTAAAACAAAAAATACAAAAGTAAAATTAACGGCTTGGCATAAACCAACGCCGAATCAAGTAGAGAAATACTATGATTCTTCTAAAAACGAAACATACAATCCAGAAAAATATAAGCAATCTTTATTTGGATATGGTTCTGATACTGGTGGTTATACTATTATGTATAAGGGTAAGTATATAGAATTTGGAGTTGAAAAAAATGCTTCTAGAACGGAAAACCAAGGTATTATTTTAGAAATACAAGATGATAGTGGATTGAGTTTTACTGGTTATAAAAATACTTTACAAAAAAATAACAACTATAAAGAAATGCTTGAAGCAGTTGATGCTTATTTAAAACAAAACGGATTTTTTGTTCGTTCTATTGTTGGTACTCCTTCTGTTGAAGAAGATGAAATAGTTAAGAAGTTTTTGGAATACATTCAAAAGGATGCAATTTACTTAGAAAGTTTTGGTATAGAAAATTACCAAAAGCAAGTTGAAACTTGGATTAGAACGGAAGTTGGTGAAACTGATATTATTATCAGAAATTATGAAAATCCTGAAATAGTTACTTGCGTTATTGAGGCTAAGAAAGATAGATGTGGTGGATATGAGGCAGCTCAACTATGGGGATATATGGCATATCATAACTGTAAGAAAGGTATATTATTATCTGGCGCAGATGAACAACCATCTTTCAACGCTATGATTAAATCTCTTAAAGATTTTTGTAACTTACCAGAGGTTGAAATCCAAAAAATGAATGTTAAAACTTTAAAGGCTGGAAAATTCTTTAACATTTAATTTGGTGGTTTCAGGTATTTTTCGTATATTTGTATAACAAATTAAAAACATAAATTAAAATTTCAATTATGAACAAAAGCAAATTTGATGGTTTCGTAAATCGTTACAACTTAGGTGGTGAGATTGAATCCGTTATGGTAAAATCCGATGATAAAAACTTATCGGTAAGAATGATTTCAGATGACAAAACCTTATTAGGTGATGTTACAGTAGTGGGTGGTGAATTTCCAAGCGGTGAGTTTGGTATTTACACTACATCTCAATTAAAAGGATTATTGAGTGTATTAGATGAATCAATCGCAGTAGAAGAAGTTACTGGAGCATTGAAGTTTTCTGATAAGAAAACAAAGGTACAATATATGTTGGCAGCACCATCGGTGATTCCTGCGGTACCTGATTTAAAAGCATTACCTCCATTTGATACGGAAGTAAGTTTAGATGATGACTTTGTAAATAAGTTCATCAAATCAAAAGGTGTATTATCTGATTCAGATACATTCACATTTACGGTTAAGGGTGGTAAGGCTGAAATTATCTTAGGATATTCTTCAATCAACTCAAACCGAATTTCAATTGCAGTAGATTCTTCTGCTAAAGAAGATATTGAACCAATTGCTTTCTCAGCAAAATATTTGAAAGCTATCTTAATGGCTAACAAAGGTTCTAAATCATCTTCATTGAAAATCTCATCTAAGGGATTATCGCACGTAGCATTCGTGGATGGTGATTACACTTCAAATTACTATTTAGTAGAAATTAAATAGTATGGCAAACCAACATTACGAATTAATAAGTGAACCTGTATTTGAAATAGATGGTAAGTTATATGAAACTGAAACATGGAATTTAAATTTGGAAAAATTCCTTATTGAAAATGCTGGTAAGAAGATATACATTTATGTACCATCAATAGAAACTAATCAAATCCGAGCAATCGTAAAATAATATAATATGAGCTTTTGGGACACTGAACCACAAAAACCTGTCTTTGACTTTGAGATTGAAAAAGCAAAGTTAAAAGAAAATATGGACTATCTGATGACTATGTCTGTGCAAGAACAAACACTATACAAAAAGTGGGTGGAGTTGCAAGAGCCATCAATGATACAGGCTAAAGACCAAATAGCATCATACTACGATTCACAATGGAAACCAACTGATATCAACAATAAGGAGCTAACGATAAAAGAAATTGAATCGTTAGACCCTTACGTTGAGATTATTGATGACCCTAAAGAATCTACTAAGTGGGCAGCGGTAAGACGTATGATTCACACAATGGATTTTACAGCAAACCCTGGTCGTAATGTAAAGATTAATGTAAAGGATAGAGTAAGTGGAAAACTATTAGGACAAATTTCATTAGCATCTGATGTAACCGCTATGGGAGTTAGAGATAACTTTATTGGTTGGACTAAGGATAATAAATTTGTTGATGGTAAGTTAAACAATACTACTATCGCTTCTACTATTGTATGTACTCAGCCATTGGGTTATAACTTCTTAGGTGGTAAGTTAATCGCTATGATGACAACTACGCCGGAGGTTAGAGAGTATTGGAATTCAAAATACAAAAATGTTTTGATTGCAGTAGGTACAACATCACTTTACGGAATTCATTCTCAATATAATGGTATTCCACTTTTCAAAACATTAGGTGAATCAGCTGGTAAGATTAGTTTGAAGCCGGATGATAAATTCTATGACCCTTGGCATCAATGGATTAAGGAAAATCGTGCAGAGTGGTATAAACAAAATATATCAGATGAGAGAGCTCGTAATGGTGCTAGTATGGGTTACGAATCCAATGGACCTGTTAGTGGTATTAAACAAAAGATATTAAGTGCTATCTTCAAAGAGTGTGGTATTAAGGCAACTGAATATCATCACGGATTTAAGAGAGGTGTTTATATGGCTATGATGTATGAAAACGGATGTGAATATCTTAGAAACGAAATTACCGAAGATAAATTAATCCTTAAAGATAAGTTTAAGCAAGGTACTGAATACATTAACAAATGGTGGAAGAAACACGCAATCAGTAGATACACAAAACTACATGATGAAGGAAGAATTAAACCTGAACACTTATTCTACATAGATGCTATTGGAATTAGTTGGGAAGAAATGAAAGCAAAATACCTATCAGAAGTAGGAAGATAAAAAATAAAATTATGGCAAAAAGTAAAAAAACAAAAAAAATAGCTGAAGTGCTTGAACCAATTGGTGAAATAAAAATGGCACCAGCTGAAAAGTTAGAACAATGTGAGTGGTGTTTTCAATTCGATGGAGATGAACCACAAATATTTGCTTGGACTGGTGAGGATGATAGTAAAGATGAAGAACCAAAAGTAATGTTTACAATCACAAATACAAAGGATTCATATATTACCTTTACTCACAAAAATGGTAAATCATTTAAATTATTTGCTAGAGAATTGACAGATGAGGGTAAAGAACTTAGGAATAAACAAATTGAATTAACAAAACCAAATTTAGAAAATGAAAGTACGAATAAAGAAGCTTAATCCATTAGCAGAAATTCCATCATATGCTAAAGATGGTGATGCTGGAATGGATTTAGTTATTACATCTATCATTGCTAGAAGTGAGGGAGATATTACTTATGGATTTGGTATTGCACTTGAAATTCCTTATGGATTTGTAGGATTAGTATTCCCTCGTTCATCTATTAGAAAAACTGATTTAATTTTATCAAATTCAGTTGGTGTAATTGATAGTGGATATAGAGGTGAATTACAAGCTACCTTTAAAACAACTGGATTTAGGCCTAAATATGAAGTTGGTGATAGAGGTGCACAAATTATGATTATTCCATATCCCCCAATTGAGTTTGATGAAGTAGCTGAGTTATCGGATACTGAAAGAGGTGAAGGTGGATTTGGTTCAACTGGAAAATAAAAAATAAAATATGTTTATAGAACAATCAGAAGAAAATATTAATCATAGTTTATGGACTGAGAAATACCGTCCATCTAAATTAGCAGATTATGTAGGTAACGAACATCTAAAATCAAAAGTAGAGGGTTACTTACAAACAGGTGAGATTCCGCACCTATTATTATACGGAAAAGCTGGTACTGGTAAAACTACATTAGCAAAATTGATTGTTAAATCAATTGAGTGTGATTATATGATTATCAACGCATCAGATGAGAACAACGTTGAGACTGTAAGAAATAAAGTAAAGAACTTCGCATCTTCTATGGGATTCAAGCCATTTAAGATTATCATATTAGATGAGTTTGATTATATGACAGCAAACGCACAAGCTATCTTAAGAAACTTAATGGAAACTTTTAGTGGACATTGCCGTTTCATATTAACTTGTAACTATGTTGAGAAAGTAATCGAACCAATTCAAAGTAGATGCCAAACATTTCAAATCGTACCTCCAACTAAAAAAGATGTTGCAATGCAAATTAGTAAAATCTTAAAGAGTGAGGAGATTGAATTTGAAGTTAAGGATTTAGTTCCAATTATTGATGCAGCTTATCCTGATATTCGTAAGGTTATCAATACTTGCCAATTGAATTCAATCAAAGGTAAGTTGAAAGTAGACGTACAAAATTTATTAGAGAATGATTACAAAAATAAAATTGTGGATATCTTAAAATCTTCGGATGATAAGAGAAACAAATATATGAAAGTAAGACAAGCTCTTATTGATTCTAAAGTTACGGACTTTACCGATTTATATACAATGTTATATGATAAGGTGGATGAGTATGGTGGAGAAAATACTTCCAATGTAATCCTACTATTAGGAGATGGTGTAAGTAAATCAGCAGTAGCAATTGATAAAGAAATTCCAGCAGCAGCTACATTAATTCAAATTTTAAATATTATATAATGGCTAACATTTTAGGAGCAGGTGGACAACCAATCGGAGGACAAGAAGAAAAACCAATACCTTTAGAAAAAACTGAACCAATTGCATGTAAGAAATGTGGTGGTGAAATTTTTGTACAAGGGTTTGGATTTCGTAAGATTTCAAAGTTATTAACTGGTAAACCAAAAGATGAAGTTCTGCCGGTAGAGTTATTCTTATGTGGTGATTGTGGTGAAGTATTAAATGAATTATTACCTCCGGGTTTAAAAGTAGAAGAAGAAGCATAATATGGCTAAAACATTATTCGACCATCTAAACGCAATTTGTGATAAAAAAGACCCAAAGTATTGGGACACACTTGATGAGAGTGAAAAGAAAACTTGGAGTAACTATATGATACTCCGTTTTCTTTCTATGAAACCTGAGTGGATTGAACTTATTGCAGATATACAACCTTATATTCAGGAGGCACCGCCAAAAGCAATGTATCTTTGTCTAATTGGATTGATTCCAAAGACAAGAGCATTTCTAAAATATATGAAACCAGCATCATCTGAAAAGTATGAAGATTGGATTATTGAATTGGTAGCAAGGCAATATGAAGTATCTAAATCAGAAGCAGAAGATTATCTTAAAATCCTTTATGAAACTACCAGCGGTAAGATGCATATTAAGGAAATTGCGGAGAATTATGGTACTGACCCTAAACAAATTACTAAGTTAAAACTCAAAGTTTAATTTGGTTTATTCGGGTATTTTTCGTATCTTTATACAATAAAACAACATAATGGCTAAAGTATCATTTTCACAATATAGTATGTGGAGTTCATGTCCACATCAATACAAATTAAACTACATAGATAAGTTAGGTGAGAGTTCATCTAATGTTCACACAATCTTTGGAACTGCTATGCATGAAACAATCCAACATTACCTTTCGGTTATGTATGGTGTTTCTAAAAAGCAAGCAGATGAAATCAACAAAGATAAGCTCTTATTGGAAAATATGAGAAAAGCTTATAAAAGTGAAGCTGATAAAATGAGCGAAGGAACTCCTTGTACTCAAATTCAATTAGAAGAATTTTATGGCGATGGTAGACGTATATTAGCTTGGTTAGATAAGCATATGCACAAATTCTATTCTAAAAGTGGATTTGAATTAGTGGGTATTGAGATTCCATTGAACGCAACTATTAAAGA